AACAAGTATAAAGGTTTGATATGCAGGCTGTAGAGAGTACAAATTCAGCGTATGAGGTAAAAAATTTACTTCTAAGCCGACCTTCTGACTGGTTTATACAAGACCAAACTTTTCAAAAAATTAAAGACTCTCAATTAGATATTGTTCGTTTCCTTAAATCAAAAGGTCAAGAAAACTTAGAAAATCTTCCTTTACATACGGTTATTGATGAACCCATCAAAGATGTATATACCGCACCCATATTCTCAGAAACATTTTGCGATATATTCAGAGACGAACTAGAAAATATAAAAAAGCACTTTAACTTTGAGCCTAATTCAGAAGAAGACACACTTAGACAAATACCAGAGATAGTTTTACAAGACCATATACCCGTACTCTACCTGTCTTTGATGAACGTGGTCAGCACCATTTTCAACCCAATATTTATGGGGCTTTGGGGCAGAGTCGTAACAGATGGAGGCATACAAATAGCCAATTACAATATAAGAGACAAACAACAAGGGGCTTGGCACCACGATGCAAGCGCAGATATCAGCGTAGTTGTACCTTTAAATACAGGTGAATACGAGGGTGGTGGAACAGAATTTCAAGGTAGAGGTGTCGTTGAACCGCTTCCTACAGGTAGCGCTTTGATGTTTCCAAGCTTTACCCACATGCACCGAGGACTGCCCGTACAGTCAGGAGATCGTTACTTATTGGTTTTTTGGTTGATTTCGCGTCCTTGTTGGGAAGATAAAAAAAACTATTTAGAAATGAATTTTATTTAACAATATCGCTAAAAACAGTAGAATTAAAGACAAATGGATAGAATAAACAGAACTGGGACAGGAATAGCAAGTTTGGGCAGAGACGAAGATCAGTTTCTAGCTCACGTTGCTTTGGGCGAGCGTGTCGTACCACCTGTTATATCAGCCGCAACTCAAGCACGTATTAACCAAGAAATGAGGGCAGCTGGCCTTGATCCAAACGAATATGCCGTTGGATCTGGTATGTCCATCAACCCGATAACAGGACTGCCTGAGTTTGGGTTTTTCAAGAAAGCTTTTAAATCAATTAAAAAGGTAGCTAAGAAAGTAGCACCAGTCGCGATGTTTATACCAGGCGTAGGATCTGCTTTAGGAGCTTTAGCTGGTGGATTAGGAACAGGTATAACAAGTTTAGTAGGCAGCATACCAGGGGTAGGCGGTGCTTTGTCTAGTGGTTTAGGCGCAGTTGGTAAAGCTATAAGTGGCGGTATAGGAAGTTTAGGAAAAATGCTTCCTGGCGGATTTGGCGAAGGTTTTCAAAACTTTACGCAATTTGCAGAAGGAACAGGATTAGGAGGTGGCGCTTTACGTGATTCACTTAGAACTGCTTTATCTGGCGGATTGGGTGGACTAACTCAAGGTGGTCCACTTTCAAGATTTTTAACACCTGGTATCAACCCCGTCGCTAACTACACACCGATGTCAGATACGATGGACGGACCCATAACAGGGTATATGGGGCCAGATGGGAAGGTAATATCTGTAGATCAATACAATAAAATGGTTGCAAATACTGGAAGTTTCTTTGGCAGAGAAACTCCCGCTTTTATAAAAGGTATTGAAGATACGTTAAAAGGACAAACAGGCCCAGGTTCTAGTAGTTTGTTTTCAGGACTGGGCAGTATGGCTGGAGGGTTCCCTGGTGGTGGATTAGGATTAGGTCTGACAGGTTTGCTTGCTAAAGCCGTATACGAAGATACAAAAAGTAGAGCTGGTGGTTTAGCTCAAACTCCTCAAGTAATGATGGATCAACTTGGTAGATACCAATTATCAAAAGAACTAGGAACTGGCGGAACAAGAGGCGAATTTGGATTGGCACCTAAACCAGCTGTTTTAGATATAGAAGGAGCTGGAAGACAGGCGTTTGCAATTGGCGGTGTAGCTGAATTGGACTTACGAGAAGGCGGAGAATCAATCGGGCCAGGTACAGGCACTTCCGATGATATACCAGCGATGTTAAGTGATGGCGAGTTTGTAATGACAGCCAAAGCGACAAGAGGAGCTGGTGCTTACGATTTAAAAAAAGGTAAGTCAGGTATTGAATTGGTTCAAGGCGGCGAACCTTCAAGAGAAAAAGGCGTAGAAAACATGCGCGAGTTAATGAATATATTTGAGGGAATGTAATGGCAGAAGCTATCAATCCAATCGTAACTAATATTGCAAGAGACGAAGTAATATCCGATCCTTTTGTTAGAGAGGCTTATTTTGGTTCTCCTGATACGCCAGGCATAATCTCTCAAGCCATAACCGCAGCTAATAGAGCTTTTGGCCAACCAGCGATACTGAGAGAGACTGCTGGACTGTCTCCATTAGAACTTGCTGCCATGCAAGGAGCCTATGGTGGTTTAGGTTCATATCAACCGTATTTAGATGCCAGCACTAGAGCTTATCAAGAAGGCATGGGTATGTCTCGTAGGGCTGGACAGTTGGCGCAACCTTACTTTGCTGGCGAACAGGCTTATTTAGGAGCAGCAACCGATACGGCTAGACGTGCTGCTGGTATGCAGTTTGATCCTAGATTGACCAGACAATTCTACGATCCGTTTGAAGAAAGAGTTGTACAACAAACAATAGAGGATGTGTTCAAACGCGGAGAACTGCAAGATATAGATGCAAGGACAAGAGATATATCGCAAGGTGGTGAATCTGCTTTTGGTTCAAGAGCAAGATTAAGCGCAGACGAAAGACGAGCTGCGTTAGGCAGAGGTCTTGGTGAGGCTTTAGCGGGTATAAGAAGTCGAGGATTTGGACAAGCGCAACAGGCTGCTTTAGGGGAGTTTGGTAGACAAGCTGGAGCCAGAGAACGGTTAGCTGGTACTTTAGCTGGATTTGGAACACAATTGGGCGGCATAGGCGGCAGACGTGCTGGATTGGCAAGAACAATAGGATCAGATATCGCTGGTTACGGAGCTGGTATAGGTGGATTAGGAAGAGATGTAGTTGATTTGGGTATCAGGTCAAGAGGTGAATTGGCGGGATTAGGCGCTACAGCTAGAGGTCTTACTGACACTGCGCTTGGCAGAGAATACGAACAAGCAGTACAAACTAGGATGGCTCCAACACAAGCGGCTCAATTTGTTAGAGGATTTTTACCCACATATCAAAGCGGAAGAACACAAGTTGCTACAACTTACGGAGCGCCAGCTGATCCATTAAGTGCTGGACTTGGAACCTTTTTGAGTACGTATGCTAACTTTGCTAGACCGCAAACTACAACTTCTAGCGATCCCGCTTCAACTGCCGCTACCGCAGGCGGAGCTGCAACTCCTACTGCTTTCTACGGCAATCCATACGGACAATATAATCCTTACGCTGGTGGAGGAACTTATACAACCTAATGAATGTTTTACAACGAAAAATGTTTGCAAATGGTGATGCAGTAAATTCACCAGTTACTGATTTATCACGTTTGATAGCTAACTACGCTACGAGCGGTTTAAGTCCTTTGCAAATTTTTGAAGTGTTACAACAAGACTTTGCTCAACAAGGCATACCGATGGATGTTGGTTTACGTACCATTGAAAGAATAGCACAAGAGGTGGGTGGTCCGATGAAAGATGACCCGATGATTACGGATCCTCCCTTTGGAGGACCAAGGCCATTAACTCCTGAAAGATTAGATGAAATGGCTCAAGGGCCTTTTGACACGTCTGTAGAGATAGCTCCAGATCGTTTACCACCAGCCGACCCTTCTCTTGATCCTAGACTTGGTACTTACGCACAACAAGGTGACACACTTAATCCAGCGGCAACTCCTGATGTTGTAGATTTTTCTGAAGACTTACAAGGATTGATGGATACTGACATCACTGTAGAAGGGGATGAACAGCCAGAAAAAAAATTAGGTCCGAATGAAATCAGACTAAGTGACGGGCGTGTGATTGATTTTTCTCAAGGTATAAAAGACATACAAGAAGGTAAGGGGCAAGGCATACGTCTTTACAGAATTTATAATTCACCTGACATAGAGCGTGGAGAAAATGTAAACAAAGCGCTAGAACAGTTTATTGCAACAGATGAACCAGGTTATTTCAGAATGTTTGGAGGTGATCAAACTCTCGAAGAAAGAAGAGGAGGTACGTTTGGCCCCGAAGACTTTGGAAGTGCATTTTACGCTTTGAGTAGAGGTGCAAGAGATGTACTAGGTGAAGTGGCTGAACGGACTTTACCAGGTATAGCAGGATTCTTTGGCGGAGAGGGTGCGGCTGAAAGTACAAGAGATTTATTTGAAAAAGATCGTTTTGGGCCAGGATACATGGCTAGGGGCGGTTTGGATCCAGAAGAGGTTGATATATTGGTGCTTGGAGCAGCTGGCGGCAGAGAAACCATTGCAAAAGATTTAGAAGAAATCGGTATTACAGAAGACAAACAAACTCCTATAAAACCTGAAGTGGAAGTGTTTGAAGAAGACGTAGAAGAAGTTGAAGGAGAACCAGAATCTGTTGCAGATGCAGCGGTTGGAGAAAAACAACCAGGCGTAGAAGATCAAACAGATGCAGGAGATCAACCAGATGCAGGTGCTGGCTTACCAGGTGCTGTAGATGAAGATGTACCTCCACCACCTAAATCAAAAGAAGTTAGTTTTGCTGAGTTTACAACCAGCCCTGATTTTCTGCGTTTTGTAAGAAACATAGGTAAGGGTCTAGTTACACAAGGCGAGCTTGGTAAAGGTATTGCTTTAGGAGCGGCAGCTGCTGCAGAAGAAAGAGCGCAAGAAGAGGCACTCAAGGCAGAAAGAGAGGCAGAGCTTCTTTTAGAAATGATTGAGAAGGGACAAGTTGATGCTTTGAAACCCTCAGAGCTTAAATCTCTCAACGCGATGACAACTGAACTGAGTGACAATATAAAAAATTATGAAGGTACACAAGCTTCAATTGGAATAATGAATGATGCAATAGCGTTGTTTGAAGCAGCACTAGAAAATAATGTACCAATTACAGGCTTACCTGGTAGGATCGCTAGATTCAAAGACGAGGCTGCTGCATTTATGGGCGTTCCCAATCCTAACGTATCAGATGCGACAAGAATTAAAAATTATATAGAACAAGTCAAACAAAGAAGTATTAGGGAAATACTCAACGAATCAGGTAGAACAATATCAAACTTAGATAGAGACATTGTTGATAGGGTCTTTGGTGATTTGGATTTAACTGGTGATCCAAAAGAAATTTTGAAAAAACTTAAAAACGCCAGATCCAGCTTAGTAAAAAATAACCGCGACAAACAAAGAGCCATATCCTCAACTTACGAGATAGTGCAGAATCCTGCATATCAAGGCGTAGGCGTGAAAGCTATAACTCCTTATTCGAGCCTAATAGAAAAGATTATAAATACAGAAATAAGCGATACGTCAAAAATAGACATGAGCCAGATTATTGATATTGATCTTAGAGATTCTGACCTATTTAATTTAGGAAACTAAAATGCCTACTTTTAACTTCAGAGTAACGGACGATCTAACGGTTCCGATACAAGCAGACAATCAACAAGATGCTTTAAAAATACTGAAGGCTGAACTTGCAAAAAAAGAGGCGTCACCAGCTTTTGATGCGTACTACTTTGACTACGAAAAAGGTCTTAAAAGTAAAAAACTTAGATCGTTACTAGGTTTGGCAGAAAAACGCGATCAATCTGGAAGGGAACTTGAAAAAGAACAACTACTGCAAAACTACGTTGGCTCTCGAGGTTTTACATACAATACAAAAGGTGATTTGGCTATAACTCCAGAGGGACAAAAGACTCTTGTTGAAAAGGGTTTGTACGACGAAAACGATATTACTGATAAGAATGTTGTTATTGATGAAAGAGGTTTTAGCTCTGGAGACTTTTTAGATTTTGCTGGAGTGGTTGGTCCCGTATTTGGAGCCGTCGCGGCCTTGTCACCGCATTTGAGAGGCGTAAGTCTCCTTAAAAAACTTTTGAGAAACGATAGATTTTCCAGAATGGTGGCAGCTGGTATAGGTACTGCGGGTGGTAAAGGTGCAGAAGAAGCCTTAGAAGTACAACAAGGCTTTCAATTACAATCCGATAAGGAAGTACAAGACTTGATGGAAAATGAGTTCTTATACGGATTTTTTGGACAAGGTATAGGAGAAGCAATCGGTACGGGCTTTGCAGCCTTCTTTGGTAAAAAAGCACCTATTGAAAATGTCAGAGACGCTTACGTGGTAAGTAAAGGTTACGACATGAATGACGTGTTGAAACTAGACCAAGACCTAGGAAGACTGGCCACCGAAAAAGATATTGCCAAAGCTTTCAAAGAAGGGAAGATAACTGACTTGGGAGCCAGAGCAGCTGTATCACAACAATTCTTAGGCAGAGCAATACCAGGTAGGATGCAAGGTATTGGTGAAACTATTGCAGGTAAACAAGGGAGAGAACGTGGTTTGATTGATTATAACATGGCGATGTTGGCTCAACTGCGAAAAAAATTAGCAGACAGTAGGGCAGCCTTAGATAACGCTACAGGTATAGAGGATGCTGGTTTAGCTCAATCTGAAATAGTTGCCAGACGAGCGCAACTTGAAAAGTCTCAAAATGAAGTTACCAATTACCTCAACAAAATGATGCAAGACTTGTCTGAGCAGACAGGGGGATTTGGTCCGATTCTGCAAGCCACTGATCAAGCAGCTTTAGGTAAAAGCGTACAAGATACCATCAAAAACTCTTACAAGACTTTACAAAGCGATTTTAGAAATCAATACAATAAAATATTTGACGACCTTGACGTGTTACAAAAAACAGAATTTGATAATAAAGTCAGAGCGGATTTAAGTGAACTTAACGAATTTATCAAAAAAAGGATAAACACTGATGATCCTTTGTTGCTGGCTTTAGATGACGATATAAGTTTAAAAACAGTTTTAGGTTTGCACAAACAAATTGAAAAGGGTGCTTTTTCAGGGGGCGCAACCATAAGTCAATTAATAAAAGCAAGATCAGCTTTGGCTAACTCTAGGATCACAGCTGGCCTTAATCCAGGCGAACAAGGTCTTTTCGTTAAAGAAATATCAGACAAATTAGACGATATAATTTATAAATTACCAGACAATCTTTTAATTATTTCAGGAAAAGCTGGAGATCCTCAACTGCTAAGAAACAAAGTTGATTTGTTAAAAAAATTAAACGAAAGCTATTTCAAACAAATACAACCTTTTAATAACGCTATTGTTCAAAAAATAAAAAACAACAAAATTGATGCTGATGACGTCTACACCAACATAGTCAAAGCAAACCGATCTGGTGATATGCAAGATATCTTGAACGCGGCTGGCAAAGATACTGTAAGCGGCACAGGTTTTGGTGAAGTGACTAAAAACTATTTAAGAACGGAATTGGTTAGAAGGTTATTCAAGGATGCGGTAGATACTGCCACTGATCCAACAACGGGCGTATTTAATCCAAGTAAATACGTTGGCAACATAAAAAAATATGGAGCTACACTTAGACCTTTGCTTGGCAACAATTACGACAAGACGATGCAAGCTTTGGATACATTTAATTCTTACAGTCCAAAACTAGCACCGAAAGAAGTTTTTGAACTGGCCGATAAAATACGTGTAGTTGGGCCTGAAGTCCCTGTAGTGGGTCCCGTTAGACCTACAGATGATGTAGGCACCACTTTTCAAGATTTTGCAAACGCTCTTACTGCAAAAGCAAAAGCAAGTGACGAATTGTTACAGTTTCAACAAAACAGAGTTTTAGCAAACATAGAAAACGCATCACCTGAAGTAATAACGCAAACTATATTCAGACCTAATTCAGCTGCTGCTATCAATCAAGTTCGTAACGAAATATCTGAAGAGGCTTTTATAAATGTTCAGGACGAAGCATTGGAAGAACTTATTAAGAAATCTATTACACCTGGCGGTACAGACCTTACAGAGATTTTCAAACCTGGAAACTTCCAAAGGGCATTAAACTCTTACGGAGACGAAACTTTAGATGCGATGTTTGGTAAAGAGTTGTCACAAGCGTTACGGGGATATGCTAGAGCTATCAATACTACAGTATCAGGAGCGGAGCGAACTGGAGCGGGTTCTATTGTAGCTGGTACGTTAGCGGCTGGTTTCTTTAACTTAAATTTATTACCGACTGTTGCTACGCTAACAATCTATAAAACTTTGTTTGCTAATCCAAAAATAGTTTCTTTACTATCACGTACAGACAAAAGCGCGATGGGTCAGGTTCTTGACGCAGTCGAGCAAGCAATACGTATCGGAGGATTTTCTGCCTTATTCAGAGAAACTGGAGTGGCTACAGAAGACATTACGAGAGAAATAGAAGAAACTGGAATTACAGATCAAGCTAGAGAAGTTATAAATCAAGTGGCTGTACCTGCAAAAGTTGAATTAGATTTACCTGACATCAACCTATCACAAGCACCTACAGGAGCTAGAACTAGAATTGGACCAACGCTACTACCTAATCCAAGAGATCAGGAAATAGCAGAGCTGTTAAGTTAATCCAAGCTCGTCTCTATCAAATCCTAAAGCACTATCCGATAAACACGTTAAGTCTTTCTTATGAAGATGTATGTATGGTTCTGAATCTTCTGGCAGTTGCGGCTCGGCAACTGTACCAAACCTTACATCGTATACTTTATTTTTATCCCAAGTATGTGAGTACACACTATCAGTCATTGCAAAGACTAGAACAAATGGTCTGTTCGTTGCAAGTGACAAAGCAGCTCCCATCCTTAGTTTGGATGCGCTGAGTAAAAGCGTTTCATATTTGTTGATACCAAAACTTCTGCACTTTACTTCCATCCAAAAAGAACTGCCTTTACTTTCACACCAATAGTCCAGTCCGTAAGAGACTGGCAATTTATGACATCTAACTCCCCATAATCCTTCTATAAATCCAGCTACACGTTCCTCTCGTTTTTGATCGTTGATCGTTTCCATCTTTGGCTTGGCCATCATAATTACCTCCATCAATCGTCGAAGAAATTAGGATCAATCGCGACTAGGCGTTTCATCGGTCTGCCTGTTTGTTTTACGCGTACGTCCTTCTCTTGTACTTCTCCAGCGTTTATTAATCTGTTTATTATTTCTTTTACCTCAAAAGATTTCATTGATCTGAATATTTCTTTACGATCAATATCTCTTTTGCTGATCCCCATTTCCCCTTGCGTTCTTATAAAACTTAACACTTGTTTGATACGACTTTCCATTTCGGATCCAGCTACCTTGTCTTCACACGTAGCCACCATCAGTTGATCGTAGTAATACACATAGTCTATTGCCCACTTAGTCATATCGGCAGTTATCTTTTTTGAGTTAGGTCTATCTGCCAATTGGCAAATCAAAGCTAACCTCATTGCTTTCTCTCTCGTTCTTGAGAGTAATACTTCTAAACCGTCCTTCTCCAGTTTGTTCTGTTGATCCACAAGCTCGTAAGCTAATTTATTCAAGAGTTCTTTTGATTCGTCATCAAAAGCAATCACACGTTGACTGAGATTCATCTCAGCGTTGTCTCTAGCTATCTCCTCCATATCGTTTATAGGCGCCCTAACTTGCCTGACCCATTCGCATACCTTGTAGGATGGTTCTATATACGGGACCATTCTGCCTACGGTTCTGGGTAGCTTGGATTCAACGACGATGAACCTGTTCAAAAATCCATCAACGATACGTCCTGTTGATAAAGCACCGTAGAAGTTTCTAGGTACAGACATCCCAATCAACGTGATCGCTGGTTTGATCGTATGGCGATCTAAGGCTTCCTGTTGCTGTTTTTGAGTAAAGGTCATCATAGAGTAGTTATCTGGCCTTAACGTGCCGTGACAACGTCCCCAAGCCTCCATAAGCACCTGTATAGCGTCTTCCTTGTTTGAATTGGTTGATTTAGATATAGACTCTAGCCTTTTACCAAATTCGTCCATAACGGTGACGTGTGTTGGTTTGTGACGCAGTAAACTGTATACCGCGCCACTAGACGTATAACCGTCACCCGCCATTAAATCTTCAAACCCAGCTCCTTCTAATATGGTTTCTATCACCGTCTTGACGTTTTCTTTACCTTGTCCTGATTTGGCGATACACATAAAGAACAAAGACGAAAAGTTGTTCATATCTGTCTTATATAGACGACCAAGTGCAACAGACCCTAAAGCCAACGAGGTTTGCAGCGATAGAGCGGGTTGTTGTATCTGCGCTATCTCTTCAGAATACTCGTATACATCTTTGAGTATGCCTGGTGGTTCGTAGAGATCTATTGGTTCTTTCACGTTGTAGGTGCGTTGAATGAAAGCTGGCGCTTGTTGGTTCTTTCTATCGTGTGTCTTTTGTATAGAGTTTACTGTAGTTGATATCTCCGATCTAGGTAAAGGTGGCTTGTTTTGTTGATTCCAAGATTGAACAAAAAACTCAACCATCTCTATATTCACACCTTTAGCTATTAGATTGCCAGCCAGTCTTGCCGCGTTATCGTTACGACTGCCTTGTACTACACCCGTCAGTTCAAAAGGTTGCGATATGCTTTTGGTATTGACCTTATCAACACCAGTTATCATCACCCAATGTTCTTTTGTCAGATCAGGCAGATCATTCGTATCATGCCAATCCCACTCCTCTATAAACTTAGGCTCGTATATCGCACCTGTCGCGTGAATATTATAAGGTGCAATAATAAGACCGCCCTCTCCTCTTATATCTATAAGTTTTGCGGGATCTGAAGTATCGGTTCTTCTGGCAACATAAGTCGTAAAGTTTTCAGGGTTATTGTAGTAATAGTGCATACCCTTACCCGTCGCCACTTTACATGGTGTGTTTGGTAAATTGGTTTCTGCCCAGTTGACTGCCTCTGGTGTATCGGCATCAACAACAATGAACTTGCCACATATCAGAGCTACGACAAGGTCATCACGGCCTTGAAACCATCTTGTTATTTCTTCTGTCGTCGGTTGTCGTTCTTTAAACTTTTGCCATCCGCCTAATTCTTTTGGCGGAACTTTATTATGGCGTAGTAAGGGAACAGGGCTGTAGCCACTTTCCGCATACGCAAGAGCGAGTTCCAACGCAGAATCCTGCGCGGACGCTTTGACGTTTAACACTACTCAACCGTTTCACTTGTATCTTCTTTTTCGCTATCTATAGGACCATAGATGGAAAAGAAATCTAACTTACCTTCAGTTGCCACAATAATCTTTTTGGCCTGATCCGTTGATGGCTGTCTGTTGCCATACCTCCAAGCCTTGACTGTATGTGTAGAACAATCGAATAACTTTGCAGCAGCTTCGATCCCTACAAACTCTATGTATTTACTTAAACTCACTCGTTCCACTTCACGCTCCTTATATGCTGGTTCAAGTCCCTGACTGTATAAATCCATCAGTTCTCTCTCTACCAATTGTTGTTGCCTATGGAAGTAATTAATCTTCCATTGATTCTTATTGATTTTTGCTTTGTTCATGTATACTATATGTGTAATTATGTTTTCGTGTGATTGTAACTGAAAACATTTACATTAACAACTGGAGAAAAATATGAACATAAGTATTCAGGACCGCATCAAGTCACCGAGCGATTTAGTTGAGTCGCAAGGCGCCAAACTTTTAGTGTATGGCGAAAGTGGTGCGGGTAAAACAACTCTTTGTCAAACGGCTCCTGGTAAAACATTAGTCGTTAGTATGGAGAGTGGTCTTCTCTCTATTAAGGATGCCCCAGATCTTGATGCAATCGAGGTCAAGGAAGCTTCTGAGATAGAAGAGATAGCTCAACTACTTGAGAACGGAACACTACAATACGACACCGTTTGTCTTGATAGTGTTACGGAAATGGCTGAAATCTTGCTTTCGCAAGAAAAGGCCAAAAGCAAAGATCCTAGACGTGCGTACGGAGAGGTCATCGAAGTGATGATTAAAACGATGCGTAGGTTCAGGGATTTACCTGTCCACGTTATATTCATTGCTAAACAAAGCAGAGAACGTGACGAGCAGACAGGTGCCTATCATTACCAACCGATGATGGTTGGCGCCAAACTTCCTACGCAGATACCTTACTTCTTTGATGAAGTATTGGTTCTTCGTACGTTTGACGAAGAAAATGAAGAAGGTAAGACCGTCACTACAAGATGGTTGCAAACGAGAATTGGTCAGAACTATATAGCCAAGGATCGTTCAGGTAAGTTAGACGGGTTTGAGTCACCCGATCTGGCTAGTGTAATAAATAAACTCGGATTTGCAGGAGGTGCAGCATGAGTGACTTTGAAGGATTGGATATAGACTTGGATGCCGCAGAGAGTAGCTCTGCAATTCCAGAGGGTGATTACCCTGTCGTAATATTGTCTTGCGAAAAGACAACGTCTGCGGCTGGTAACGACTACTTGAAGTTAGAAGCCGAAGTAACGGGTGATAACTACGCTGGGTGGAGGTTAAGAAAAAACTTTAACCTCTGGTATGTAAATGACGATAAACAAAAGCAAGAAGAAATCAGAGGCTACGCTAATAACGACTTTGCTCGTTTAGCAAAAGCCGTTGGTTTCAAAGAAGTTCCTAAGACTGCTTGGGAGTTTCAAAACAAAACTTTTGAAGCGAGAGTCGTCATTGTTGAAGATCAGACTGGTGAATACGGTCCAAGCAACGAAATTAAATCGTTCTTGCCGTTGAAGACTGAGTCTGCTCCAAAGGCGGTAGACTTGCCACCTAGTATGGATGAATCAAACGATGCTTCTCCAGGTGAGGCAGCTCCCCTAAACAAGCCCTCACTGTAATCGTTCGGCTAGGCTAGGAGTCGTTAGAGCCAAGCTCAACCTAGCACTTTCCGTATAAATCCCAATTAGTTTTTAAGATAGATAACCAATCGTCCATAGTCATAACGGCTATAGCTTGGTTGTCGCGTACCCAATCAGGATTGATCGCGTACAGAGGTATGCAAACTCGTATCGGTTTGCGGTTGTATTTGTAGATAAGTACGGGGATGTTATCTTCGCAACTTGCACATACTTGTCGCCACCACTCAGGCTTTACCCAATCGCCTTCTTTGTAGAACTTACACTCTATCGCGTGGTTGGGTATTTGCAGATCGCAGAGATCTCGTTGTTGATATTGATCCAGGTTGCGCTTAGTTTGAAAGTCTATACCTTCCTCTATAAAAAAGTTATTGAGTATACGTACAACGTCTCTCTCGAACTGAGCGCCTTTGTTTCTGGAATTAATCTTGGCCATTTATTTTTTTTTATTAAGTTTATAATTTTCTTTGCTCTGCATATAAATTAACGCTCTTGTAACTTGCTCCAGTAATTTTTCTTGATCTTTTCTAGTTGGTATTGCACAAGAGGCACAATCACATACAAGCAAAGCCGTAGTGCCTACTGGGGGTAGTCCATATTTTTTACATTTAATCTTGGCCATCTAAATCAAGTGTAACAACATTAGGGCTGTTGTATACGGTTGGCTTCTCACCTTTCAGATGTCGCATATAAGCGTGTAGGTGCTTCTCCATAGTCAGCCAAGCCACGTCCATTTGTTCGTTGGTTATCTTGAAGACTTTACTGGCGTAAGGTTGTTTCTTTTCTTGCGCGACAAAGACAAACTCTTTGACTTTGTATCCCGCGGCTTCCATACCCCTTCTGTACCAGGCGGCTTGTTCTGCGTATCCGTATTTCAATACAGACTCTTTGAACGACTCAGGACTGCAAGAGTAAGTGGTTTTATAATCAACCACGACTATCTCGTAATCTTGATGTGGGCCTTGCGGTT